GAGAAAACAATTACATGCGACGATTTATTAATCTCAAGTGCATTTGTTTATGAGCTAGATGAAACACTAGCACACTATGATCTAAGAGGAGAAATCTCTAAGAAAATCGGCTACGCATTAGCAGAGAAGTATGACAGAAAGATCTTCAGATCAATCACTAAAGCTTCTAGACAAGCTAGCCCAATCACTAAGGCTAACTTTGTTGAGCCCGGTGGTACACAGATACGTGTAGGTACAACTACAAACGGATCTGATGCTTATAGCTCTTCAGCTTTGGTAAACGCTTTCTACGATGCAGCTGCTGCACTAGATGAGAAAGGAGTTTCTACTGAAGGTAGAGTTGGAGTTCTTAACCCAAGACAGTACTACGAGCTTATCCAAGCTGTAGGAACTAATGGTCTTGTGAATAGAGACGAGCAAGGTGACTCATTACAGTCAGGTAATGGCATCATCGAAATTGCTGGAATCAAGATCTTCAAGTCAATGAACATTCCGTTCTTTGGAAGATTCGGTACTAAGTATGGTACAGGTTCTGCAACAAACCCCGGAGTAACAGATCCCGGCAACACAGGAAGCTTCACAGAAGTTACTATGGTTGACGAGACAGCTGGTTCTGGTGCTGTTAAAACCGTAAACAACTACGGTAATGGTGATTCTAACTTTGAAAACTCATGCGGACTTATCTTCCAGAAGGAAGCTGCTGGTGTTGTTGAAGCTATTGGACCACAAGTACAGGTAACATCTGGAGACATTTCAGTTGTATATCAAGGTGACGTAATCTTAGGTCGCCTAGCAATGGGAGCAGATTCACTTAACCCTGCTGCTGCTGTCGAATTATTCGCCGGTACAGCAACTAAGCCTGCTGCTTTCTAATTTTTATTTTTATACGGGAGCTTCGGCTCCCCTTTTTCTTATGGCTACCACAACTATTGAAACCGATACCGAACTATCCGCAGTTAACTCAATACTGGGTAGCATAGGTCAGTCACCCATAACACAGTTAAAAGACCCCAGTACAGGGGTTATTACTAACGCTAACCCAGAGATACAATTTATATATAACTTACTTAAAGATGCTAATATTGATACACAGATAGAAGGTTGGCACTTTAACCGAGAAAGACATGTAGAATTTACACCTGATAGTACTACTAACAAGATTGCTATATCTGATGATATTGTTAAACTAGACTTAACTGATAATTGGTCTACTAGAGAGTATAACTTTATTAGACGTGGAGGATTCTTATATGATAAGTTAACTCATACAGATGAGTTTCCTGATATAGATAAGATAGAATTAGATGTTACAAAAGTTTATCCTTTTGAAGATACACCACCAGTATTCAGAAGATATATAACTTATCGAGCATCAAGGATGGCAGCTACACAACTCGTAGCTAACCCACAATTAGCACAACTCCTTGGTTCACAAGAAGCTTTAGCACGGGCTGCACTAATGGAGTATGAATGTAATCAAGGTAATCACAGCATGATGGGATTCCCAGACGATACTGTATATACTACTTATGAACCATGGAGGAATCTTAGAAGATAATGACAGGAATTACACAGACTATCCCTAATTATTCTCAAGGAATTTCGGAACAGGCAGACCATCTTAAGTTCAAGGGACAGGTCAGGGATATTGTAAATGCTATTCCTGATCTAACCTATGGCTTACTTAAAAGACCCGGATCTAAACGAGTAGGAACTGATAAACTAGCTAACGTACAGAGTGGTGGTTCATGGTTTCATTATTATCGTGATGATACTGAAGGTGCTTATATAGGACAGGTTGCTCCTAACGGACAACTAAGAATGTGGAAAGCAAGTGGGGATAACCCCGGTGCAGAGCAGACTGTAGTTTACGGAACAGGTGGGCAGACTGCTATAACAAATTATTTAACAACAAGTGATGCTGAAAACTTACAGTTTCTTACTATCAACGACACTACCTTTGTTACTAACCGTGATAGTTCTAACGCTAATACTCTAATAGGACAGACTGGAACTACAGCTGATAGGCCAGAAGCTCATTGTGCTATGATAGAATTAATGCGTACTGAAAATGGTAGACAGTATGGTCTTAATATATTTGACTCTACGTCTACAGGTAATTTAACATCCCTTAAGAGAGCTACAAAAGTAAAAATCACAGGTAATAATTTTGATGAAGCCAACGGTACAGGTACGTGTCCCGGTATAGGTACTGAAGTATTTGCAGTAACAGCTAAAAACAGTTATACTGCTTCAGAAAATATTACACATGTTAAAAATAGTAGCGGTACTACACTTACTACAGGTAGAGATAACTTAGTATTTCGTGCCACAGCTTTAGGTCAACAAGGTATTAGTCCTGATTATGATTATAGTCAAAGTGATCCGTCTCCAGATGGTGAAAACTACAGATGTACTTATAGCCTTGAAGTAATTTTACTACATGGTGGAGAAGGTTGGGAAGTTGGTGATGTTGTACGAGTAATTCCAGAGTATGCTGACGAAGCGGCTAGTGTAACCGATTCTAGTGGCAGTCAAGCATATATGGATGTTACTGTAACAGAGATAGAAACTACACAAGTTAAAGCTACACTTACAAACAATGGTGATGGTCTAGTAAGACCAAGTCCTACTCCATTCGATGCTGATACTGCTGTGACAGCTGATACTATTATAGGTGGTATCATAGCTCAGTTACCAGCTGGTATAAGTGCTCAGGTTATAGGACCGGGAATATATCTATCTAGTTCTAACCCATTTAACGTTGAGGTTGCAGAAGAAGATTTAATGAGAGTCTTCCAGACATCAGTAAACGATGTTACTAGGCTGCCTAATCAGTGTAGACACGGTTATATAGTTAAAGTAGCTAACGCTAGGATGTCTGATGAGGATGATTATTACCTAAGATTTGAAGGCGAAAACGATTTAGATGGTGCAGGGTCTTGGTTTGAATGTCCTAAACCGGGTATCACTAAAACTCTAACTAATATGCCTTTAGTTATACAGAGAACTGGTTTAACTAATGGGGGAACGTCTAGTGAAGTAGCAACATTTACTGTTAAACAATTTACGTATGCTGACCGTGGAGTAGGAGATGATGTAACTAATCCTATGCCTTCGTTTGTAGGACAGAGAATTAATAAAGTATTATTCTTCCGTAATAGGCTAGTAATATTATCAGGAGAAAATGTTATTTTATCTAGACCCGGTACTTTTGGTACGCCTGATTTCTTTGTAATATCAGCTTTAACTATATCGGCTGCTGACCCTATAGATATCTCAGCTGCTTCAACATTCCCGTCTGAAATATTTGATGGTATAGAAATCAACGCTGGATTATTAGTACTCAGTACAAACCAACAATTTTTATTATCTACGGATGATACTATATTAAACCCAGATACAGCTAAATTACGTAGTGTATCTACTTATAATTATAACAAAGATCTTCCTCCTTTATCATTAGGCACTACTCTAGCATATATAGATAACTCAGGTAAGTATAGTCGTATGAATGAAATGGCTAATACTTCTAGAGAGAACGAGCCTCTTGTTGTAGATATAACTAAATTAGTCCCATCGTTATTACCTAAAAATATAGATTTAATAACTAACTCACGAGAAAATTCTATAATTCTTGCTGCGAAATCTAACTCATCAGATTGTCTTGTTTATGGTTATAAATATCTTACTATTGCAGATAAGAGACAGCAACAAGCATGGTTTAAATGGAAGTTAAATAATCCAATACTATATCACTTTATAATTAATGACGAATACTATTATTTAGATACAGATAATTTCTTACAGTGTATCAAACTTGTCGAAGCTGATACTGACCCAAGCACTACTTTCGATGATGTAGATTATCAATTACATATAGATAATCATACTACAGTTAGTGGTGGTAATTTTAATTCTACTACTAATTTAACTACATTTAGTGGTGTCAGTTGGCTGTCTAATGTTACTACCCCTAATGGTGATTTAGTGGTAATTGATGAGGGTGGTACTCCCGGACCTACCGATGACCAAGGTAGATATGCTAAATGTACAGTCTCAGGTACAAGCTTTACAGTACCCGGAAATTGGCAGGGAGTGACATTACGTATAGGATATCTATATGAATATTTAGTAGAGTTCCCAAGAATCTATCCAATAAAAGTAGATGGAGAAAGGTCTATTGCTGATGTTAATTCATCACTGATTATACACAGAATAAAATTACATTTTGGTAAAGTAGGTCTATACGAAACGACGCTAACACGCCTAGGAAAATCTGACTACACAGAAGTATATGAGTCAACAATTTTAGACTCCTATGATGCCTCAAGAGCGCCTTATTTAGAAGAGTATATAAAAACAATACCTATCTATGAACAGAATAATAACGTAGATATTATACTTAAATCAAGTCACCCAGCTCCAGCTACCCTACGAGCAATGGCATGGGAAGGAGACTACTCACCAAGATTTTACAAACATGCCTAATTACATACACCCAATCACGTTGGAGGCTGCTACTGAAGTGGCCTTTAACCTCCGTCCAGATGACCTCAGAGAGGTCGAAGAAGGTCATGGGATACATCATACCCACTTACCAGTTCTCATGACTCACAACTCCTCCTACGTGTATTTTACAGTGCCTGACGGCAAGACTGCTGGCATGGCCGGAGTAGGAGAACAAGGTGATATATGGATGCTTTGCACCCCTGATATACACCGATTCCCAATTACATTCGCAAGAGAAGCAAAGCGGTACGTCGATAGCCGTAAGGAGCCTCTCCTCTGGAATATAGTTGACAGTAGAAACAAAGTACATTTAAAACTACTTAGATTTCTAGGTTTCAAGTTCTTACGTAAGTTAGAACACGGACCAAATAGTGTACAATTTATAGAATTTTGCCGTGTGCATGGATGCTAACGCAGCTGCAAGGAACGCTGCGAGACAAAGATGGGCGGAAAAGGACGCTAAGTTCAGATCCGATTCATTAAAATTTTGGAATAGAGAAACCTCAGCTCAACGTGGCTTCCAACGTGCTGCTACAGGATTTAGCCGTGGTATCTCTGACGATTATCAAAAAGCTTTATACGTTCAAGGTAAATCAAGACAGGTTTATCAACAGGGATTTATAAAGTATTTAAAAGCAAAAGAAACAGTAGATGAAGGAGGTCGAGCTAGACGCCGTACTACTGGAATACGAGCCTTGATGAGAGCTAAAGGTAAATTAGAACAAGCTGAAAAATCAGCGTTTGGAGTACAAATGCAGAGACGTTACAGAGGTCGACTGTTAAAACTGCAAAGTGTACAATCTGAAGTAAGAAATAAACTAGGACTAGCTCCAGAATATGGCTCACCTGTAATGATGCCTCCAACTGATAGACTCAGTGGTGCGTTAAGTATTGCAAGTCAAATAGTAGGTATTGCTTCTGGTTTAGGTGTAGGTAACGGAGACGGTATTCTTTGGTAATTAATTATGTCATCATCATATTTTGAGTCATTAGGTAGAAGGGAGTCTGAACCCTTTACCTATGACAATCTAAACTACGCAGAGACCGAACCGGATCTCGTAGAAGCCACCAACAAACAGATAGACGAGAACATTAAAGATCGTAAACAGTTCTTCCAAGATAATATCACCCTTTACAACCAGACTATGGAAGCCCGTAGTAAACGTTGGAGTGATCTAGCAAAGCTTACTAAATCTGGTAAGGAGATATTAGATAGAAGAAGAACATATAAAGAAAGTGAAAATAAATGGGACGGTTGGGTTGCTGCATATGAAGATGAGGATACAAGATCTGAATTTATCAGCAACTCTATACTTTATGAAAACGAGAACAAAGAGATAAAAGTAGAAGGATCTAGAGAGGTAGGTACAATGCTACGTACTGGTGAATCCAGTGATGGTGTACCTATGAAGCCCACAGATATAGCTGACTTTAATTTAGTTATACAGGCTGGAGATTTTGATAATGGTTTACAAGCTATTAACGAAATGAACGCTCATCTTCCTATGTATATGAGTATTGCTAGGAACTCACTCATGGTTAATGGCAAGTTGTATAAGGATATGACTTACTCAGAAAAGCAGCACTGGAGAAAAATTGCATATGCTAGATACGCAGAGATGTGGACGGCAGAGCATCCAGAAATTAAAGAAAGAGATATAATCTCTAAGTTTGTAGGTAATGTAAAAGGTGTCGAGCGTGACTGGGATGGTGCTGCTTCTGATATGCACAAAGATGCAGCTAACGAAATAGCTACTGGTTATCAGACTACAGGCTTAATTAATAGCTTTAAAGCCGCTTCAGCTAATTATTATAATGGTAATCAAGATGCGATTGTTCATAGCCTCTTTAGTCAAGACAGCTACATACAAGAACGAGTAGCTCATTATGAAGGGTTAGGTATGGCAAATCCATACAAACTAGCTAATGATGATCTTGTAAACTTAATTACTGCACCAGAAAATATAGGTTTATTTACTGAGAATGAGATACGATATCTTACTCAAGTACATAGTTTTGTTCCAGAAGGTCAGAAAGGTGAAAAAACTTATGTGGATATTCAAGACCAAAATGTTGCCAAAATTAATAATGCTTGGAACAAAAGAAAACAAAAAGAATCAAAAGAGTTCTTAGAGAACGAATTAAATGCTTTAGAGATTCAAGTAAATGAAGGTGATTATGTAACTAGAGAGCAGTTGAACGATTATTTTGCTCATCCTGAGTTAGAGCAGAGAGCCAGTGCTTTACTTGATAGAAGCAACGATAATAGAAATGCACTAAAGCGAAGTGAGTTTGATATTCAACGTACTAAAATTCATCGAAATATCGAAACATATGTTCAAAATAACTTTAAAGAATCTAGAGATTATAATTGGCGATATAATAAAGAAGGAGCTATTTTAGCTAAAGCTGAGGCACATTTTTCAGTGAGACTCAGGCATTATCAAAGTTTAAATCAGGAAAATGCTGGTGCATTAGCTGCACAAGATGTAATAGATGAATTACATAAGGGTACATGGAATAATGTAAATACCGCAGTATATATAAATGGTAATCGTACTAATGATTTAGAATCAGCAAGAAGGGCTTATAATACTGATTTTAATAAAACTCTTAACACTAAACAAGCTCATTCATGGGAGGAACCTTATGTAAAAAATGCTATAGAGTTCTTTCAACCTAATTCTAACGTTCAGCTTGACGGGTACTGGACACAAATAGCTAAAGATCACCCCGGTGTTAGTCCATTTAAGTTAGCACATGATAGACTTGTAGCTCTCGGATACGCCAAACCTAATCCAAACTTTGGAGTCAAGTTAAATATGCCTAAAAACGATATAGAATTACTTGTTACCAAAACTGACTTTGCTAAGATTAACAGGGTTATGCTAAGTTCAGATGAAAATATGAACGAAGTATTAAATTCTATACAAGATCCAAAAGTTAATGATAATGGAGGAATAGATGCTATTAAAGTTAATAACCAATATCAACCTTACGATCCAAAGAATGAAGTTAAATTATCTGAAATGACTGTTGGAGAAATTCTAGATAAAGTACGTAGTGGTGAGATTAGTGGAGATACAGAATTAGGTATTTACGGACTTAAAGGTGATGCTTTTAGGGACTTAGCATTACACGCTAACTTAGATCTGAATAGAACTTTTGACCAAGATACTCAAACTTTAGTACTATTAGAAAGATTAAGATACAAGTCAAATAACAAGCTTCAATTTAGAGATTCTGATTTTACATACAGAAGACTTGTAAATGTACCAGAAG